TGTGGTAGCTGTAGCCCAAAATTTAGGATTATTCTTTTCTGTAGCACATCTATCAGAACAAAAAATACGCTTTATACTTTTTTTGTGTTGAAATTTTTGATCACAATTCTTACAAATAGTTCTTTCTATTTTTGCTTTTGAAAAATATCGTCGACAATTTTGAGAACAAAAAATAGATTGTTGAGAAAAGCACCTTTCAAATTCTTTATCACAGTTTTTACAGTTATTTTTAATTTGTTTCTTAGAAGTCTCATGTTGACATTGATGAGAGCAAAAAATACGAGCCCTGTTTTTATGATCTCCATACAAAAATTCTTTGTGACAAAAGTTACAAACACTTTTTGTGTTATCTTTATGTTTATTTTTTAAATAACACACTTTTGAACAATATATTTTTTTCTCGCTTGGATAATGCTCAAACTCATTCCCACACTGCTTACAAACACTACTCACCTTTTCAATCATTCTTCCTCGGGTTGATACGGCTCTTGTAATATCTTTTCCATCACAGCCCGCATAATATACTTGGTTATCGTTATATGCCTAAACGCAGCGCGTATCTTTATTGCTGTATGTACTTCGTTAGATACATTAAACACAATGCGCTTGGGCGTCTTTCTCTTTTTAATTTCATCCATGTTCTACTCAACTTTCGTATATATATGTATACGAGTCTAAGATTCTTATAGCTTTTTGTCAATACAGTGATCTATGATTAGCGACGAGACAAGTTTTATCTCTTTTGAGGAGTAAATATTATGGCAGTAAAGAAACAAGCTAGGCAAATTGCGACTGGTTTGACGCAGCCGTTCATAAATCTTTTTCCCGAACCGCTGATAACTACTCGGGCACCAACGAGTGCAGATCAGGGTGAGATTGGACAAATCTGGGTAAACACATCATCAAACACATTCTATGCACTTACTTCTATTAGTAGTGGTAGTTCAACATGGACAGGCTTAGCTGCAGCAGGTGCGACAATAACTGATTTAGATGTTACCAATACAGCAACATTTTCATATCTAGGCACCGGTAGCTTATTAACTGATTCTAATGGTCTTATTTCAGCAAGCAACGCCGCTAAGGGTTATGTTCTTGCCGGTGCAGACGTTGGTTCTACGCCTTCATTTGCTCAGCTAACCTCATCTGATCATACAGTATCTATTGATTCATCAGGTGCCGGGATTATTGATTTTAAGATTCCAGGTGCAGGTAGTCATTGGGAAGTTGTAGATGCAGATCAAGTTCTTGAAGTTAATCATAGTTACATTGTAGATGACACTACAGCAGGTGTTCGTGTTGACTTAACGTTGCCGGCTTCTGCTGTTGTTGGATCAATAATTAAGATTGTTTTACAAGGGACTACATTTGGATGGCGTGTCCTTCAAGGAGCTAATCAACAAATACGTATTGCTAACTCTTGGACTGCTGGAATTAATACAACAGCTGGTGCTGGTGGATATCTTGATTGTATCAATCCGAATGATTCTACTGTTAGTGGGTATGCATATGTAGAAATAGTGTGTGTCACTGCAGACTTAGAATGGAATGTATTGTCTTATAGTGGCGAACTTAACCTTGCATAATAATAGGAGAAAATAATGGCAACAGGCTTATTCCCAGGTGCTTCTGAAATAAATTTATCAGAAACGATTGTTATTGATACCAATGGTATAACAACTCCTGCACAACTTAATTTTAAAAAAACAAGAGCCGGCGGTTCAATCTCAAGTAACGACTATATTGGTCAGATATCATTTCTTGCTTCAGATGGCGATTCAACTGAAGAAGCAGCACGTATCTTTGTCCGAGCATTTGGTACTGTAGCAGATACACGTATGCCAGGTCAGCTTATCATTCAGACGCGCCCTGACTCTCTTGCAGGTGCATTAACGACACGTCTTACTATTTCTCCTGCAGGTGAAATTACCATTGCAGCACCGGACTCGGGTACAGGTCTTACCATCTCAGGTGGTGGCTTAACAGTAACTGGCGCAATATCATTTACTTCAACAACGGTTGCAATAACAGCTTCTGCTGCTTCAGCTACCGCGTTAACACTTGAAGCATCTAATGCTGCCGGTGGTGTTCGTATTCGTGCGGGTACCGGTGGCATTACCCTTGGCGATGAAGCTGATACGACACCTATATCAATTGGTGATATTGCTCCTACTGCTACAAGAACAATCACGATTAGTGGTGGTACCGTTGTAACAGCAGCAGTAACAGATACCTTAGATCTTGCCCCTGATGGCGCAACCACAAACGCAAATTCAGTCAAAACAGTCAATCTTAACACCGGTGGTGTAACGACAGGACAGGTACTTACAAATATTGCTTCTGGCACTGTAACATCCGGTACACATACAACGGCAATTGCCTCGGGCAACCGTGTAGCCGGTACGATGGCACTTAATGTCATGACCGGTACGGGCACGAAAACAGCCAATGTTGGTAATGCTGATGGTCTAACAACGATTAACATCGATGCAATTACACTGATCAACGATTCTATTAACGTAAATACATCCATTAACACAGGCACCTCAACAGGCGCAGTTGCCATCGGTAACTCTCTTGCCGGTGCTTTAAGCATGGATACGGCGGCAGGTATCTCCCTTGATGCTGCGACTGCAAGTAACTTTACGGTTTCTGCAGCAGCTGCTGATCTTACCTTGGGATCAACCCTTGGAACGGTTATCATCAACTCCGGTGAAGATACCGCACGTGCTATTTACTTGCATGCCAATGGCGGAGTCACAGAAACGATAGAATTACATGCAGACCTTTCTACAGCAGTAACATCTATTAATCTCCTTTCTGACGTTGGCGGCATCACTCTTGAAGCAACTGCAAACGCAACAGCTGATGCAATTAACTTAAACGCTCCTCTCGGCGGCGTAGATATTGATGGCCAAACAGGTGTCACGATTGACTCAGCAGCTGGCGCAGTATCCATTGATGCTCTTAACGCATCTAACTTCAGCACATCTGCAGCAGGTCAAGACTTAACTCTTGCATCTACTCTTGGTACCGTTATTGTTAACGCCGGCGAGAACGTTGCACAAGCTATCTACTTGCATGCTAACGGTGGCGTACTAGAAACCATTCAGTTGCACGCGGATCAAGGCACTGATGTAGCCTCTATTAACCTTTTAAGCGACGTTGGCGGTATCACCTTAACAGCCACAGCTAATGCAACGGCGGACGCTATCAATCTCAATGCTCCTCTTGGTGGTGTTGATATTGATGGTCAAACCGGTGTAGATATTAACTCGGCAGCAGCCGGTGTTTCTATCGATGGTATCTTAGCCAGTAACTTCACCGTAACTGGTGCCGGTGCTGACTTAACCTTAGCATCTGTTGGTGGCTCAGTAGTCATTGATGGCTCTGAAGCGATTCTTACTGCCGTTTCAATTTCATCTTCCAATGCGGCGGGCGGTGTAGACATCAACGCGGGCACAGGCGGCTTAACACTTGATTCTACGGGCTTATTGTCTATTGACTCAGCCGGAGCAACAAACTTAACCGCAACAGGCGCGTTTGATATTACGGTACAATCAACAGCCGGTTCTATCTTATTGATTGCAGGCGAAGCAGCAGCTGATTCTATCAACATTGATACGGCAGCAGGCGGTGGTATAGACATCGACGCGGGTACACTTGGATTGACGCTTGATTCTACAAATACCATATCCATTGATGCAGCAGCAGCTTCTAACTTTAGCACTTCAGTCGGTGACTTGACCTTGGCATCATCTGCCGGTTCAGTAGTCGTCTCAGGAGCGGAAGCGGTAGCTGATGCGATTCAATTGACTGCTTCCAATGCAACTGGCGGAATTACCTTCTCGGTAGCAGCAGCTGCAATGACCGGTGTATTTGATGCAGACGGTGCTCGATTTGAGAGCAATCTCCGTGTCAACGCTGTTCGTACCGGTGGCTCACAAGCAGTCGGTGCAGCCGCTATCGTCATCTTCAACACTGAAGGATTCGACCCAGGCAACGACTACAACGATGCAACAGGTGTATTTACAGCTCCTGTAAGCGGTATCTATCGCATATCAGCATGTGTAAGCTGTCTTGATGGCGTTGGTGGTGGTACAAAGACCTTGACCCTTCGTGATGGTGGCGTTGCAACAAACTATGTAGCAACAGCAACGGTAGGTGCAGCCGTGCGTGGCGAGTTGGTCGTTTCTGTTCTGTGGGAATTGACTGCAGCGGATACGATCGATATCTACTACGCTGGTGGTGCCGGAGACACAGTTCTTAACGGTTCACACTTGATGGTTGAATTTGCTTACGCTGTTTAATTAGTATTGTTACTATAGGGGGTGAAATTATAATCACCCCCTTTAATGGAGAACGCTATGCAAATGAGATCAATCGTTGTACTTGAACATGTTATCAATGACCGTCTTTATCGTTATGAAATTATGAACGGATCACCTTTTGAGGATGCATTTGCTGCTCTTGATGAGTTCAAAAAAGCTCTTGAGACTGCAAAGATAGAATCCGAAAAGGCAGCGGCAGAGGCGGCAGCTAAACAAGAAGAAGCTCCAAAGGAGTCTTAATGGGAAAGATTATAAACGAAGCTGAACGCTCGTTAGCTGCCGGTTCTATAGGAGCCGGCTACACTAATATAGAAACTGTTACTTTACATCCGGCACGTATAGCAATTCTACAGAATCTCACCAATCAGACAGTAACATTCTCTATTGATGGTGGTGATACTGCGTGTGTTACTATTGCGGCAAATGGTGGTGTTGTGCTTGATCTAACAGCAAATACCGGCAACTCGATTAACGATCATGGTGACTTTTTAGGTATGGGCATTCAGTTTAAGGTAAAACATATTGGCGTTGCACCAACAACAGGTTCTGTATATGTATCCTTGTTATACCGCAAGGGAGAATAAATCATGTCACAGATATTTTACCGTACAACTGATACTGCTGCAGGTGGCGTATTGACACTTACCGGTGCTAATTCAGGTGGCGCTGTTTCACCTAATTCAAGTGGTAACATTACCTTTAATGGCTCAGGTGGTATGGCTATTGATGGTAATCAGGGAGCTAACTCAATTACATTTACGGTAACCGGTGGTGGTTTAGCATGGATACCTGTTACTTCAGCAACTCAAGGTATGGCAGCAAATACAGGTTATTTTGCAAATTTTGCAGGTCCGGCAGCACTTCAATTTACATTACCTGTAACATGTCCTCGCAATAGAGTTATTCGAGTTGCCGGCATGGGCCCTGCTTTATGGACCATAAAACAAAACGCTGATCAGAAAATACATTTTGATAATATTCCTCAAACTCTTGCTGATAACGTTACTACTACGGGTATTCTCGGGTCATTGTCTGCAACAGCAACTAATAATTGTGTTGAGTTAATATGCATTGTGGCAAATCTTGAGTTTATGGTTTTGTCACATATTGGAAATCTTAATGTTGTATAGGAGAATATAATGGCAATATCAGGCGGTTTTAGCTCAACCATATTAAACAGCGTATTTGTTATACAACAAGAAACAGTAGGTCTTGGCCCGAATATTATATGTATTAAAAATAATGGTGGGGTTGGAGGTGCTACGATTACCGGCGATACCTACTTTAAGATCTTAGCTACCGGTGATACGGGATCTACCACTATTGAGACATCAAAGATTATTGCTACGGCGTCTACAATATCAGGTACTGAATTTGGTTCTAATCTTGAATTTTGGACACATCCTGATGCGATTGGCAGTATATCTGCTAAGCGTATGGAGATTGATAAAAATGGTATGCTCACGGTCTACACGGTAGATACGGGCGACGCGGTTACCGTGAATGGAACTATTGTTGCTACATCTAATGTTACGACAAACACAGGTAATATGTACGCCCTTGAAGGATCATTCATATCAACAAAGAGCGAAGTATCCGGCGTGCCATTATTTGGCAACTTTCAAGCCTATCAGACAATAGATGCAGGCGATCCGGCTCATTTTAATTTTTATAAGACACGTGATGGTAATCCTGTTCAACATAATGATACTATCGGTAAGATGATATTTTATGGTCAAGATAGCGATGGTACTTATATCCAAGGTGGTCAGATACGTCTGACAGTCAAAGGAACAGTAGCCACGAATAGAGTTGGCGGCGAACTTTCTTTTTGGACTCATCCTGATTCTGATTCATCCGGTACCGTTTCGCTTCAACGTGTTCAAATTACGAATACCGGTGGAATGGTTATACTTGCCCCTGATTCAGGCGTTGGGTTAACCATAACTGCCGGCGGCCAAACAATTACGGCAGGAAATCTCGTTGTCACGGCAGGAAGTATAACAGCAGGAACCGGTGTTACGGCAACTACAGGTAACATAATAACATCAGCAGGTAATATTCAATCCTCAGGGACAGTAACAGCCGGCACAGGCTTAACGGTAACTTCCGGAACAACAACGCTTTCTTCTTTAAGCACCGGTGTTATGCAAACTAACGCTACCGGCGTTGTTAGTTCTTCATCAGGATCAAATGGTCAGTTGCTTATTGCTTCTTTAGGGACATCAGCTGCTTGGGCTAACATTGTATCAAGCGATGGTACGGTAGTAGTAACTAATGGCCCACACACCATTGATCTTGGCGTATCAGGGGGCAGCTTAGTTAACTCTATTACGGGTACAGCTAACCAGATAACCGCAAGCTCTCCTACAGGTGCAGTTACTCTTTCAATACCGGCAGTATTCACTGCGCCGGGTTCCATTGCTGCTACAACTACCGTAACAGGTACCACAGGTGTAACTGCAACTACGGGCAATATAACAGCAACAACTGGCACCGTAGTAACCAATCTCTTAAACTGGATACCTGAAGAAGTAACCGATGCTTCGGTACAACTTGCTATCAATAAGACCTATGTATCAAACAGAGGCACGCTACAGACTCTCACGTTGCCTGATACTGCTGCTTTTGGAAGTGTTATCAAACTGGTCGGTAAAGGTGCAGGTGGTTGGTTGATAGCCCAGAACGCTGCTGAATCTATTCACTTTTTAGGCACTACAACGACTGTTGGTGTTGGTGGGTCACTTGCATCTACCACTCAATATGATTGCATAGAGATTATGTGCACCGTTGCAAACGTGGAATGGACCGTATCATCGGTTCATGGCAATATTACCGTTGTTTAGAGGATGCTATGGCTTCAAAAAATAGAGACAATACGAATATAACAATATCGAGTGCCGGTGCTATAAAGTATCCATCACAGCCTGCTTTTTTGGCAACATATAGCGCAACATCCGTAGATCAAACAGGTGATGGAACCATTGTAACGTTGATACCAAATAGTGAGTTATATGACCAAACAAGTTCATATGATAATGCAACGGGGATATTTACTGCTCCGGTTTCAGGCAAATATTTAATACATTGCAATGTTCAATTTGGTATCGCCCTTGCTGTTGGACATACTTCATGTGTTTTTAAAGCAATAGCATCAAATAGAACGTTTACCTTATGGTCGTTGAATCCATATGCCATCTCGTTGGGATTAGCTAATATAGCTTTAGGATCGTCGTTTTATCTTGATATGGATGCGGGTGATACTGTTTATATGACTTTTGTTGTATCAGGTGGAGCAAAAGTTATTGATATTGTAGGAACCCTGGAAAGAACTTTTATCGGTGGAATATTAAAGGCGTAACATGGCAAATAAGAATTCTTCAAATACAAATCTAACCGTATCAAGTGCCGGTGCCATAAATTACCCGTCACAACCGGCTTTTTTCGCGCATCTTTCTTCTTCGGTAGGCAATGTAACAGGGGATGCTACCGTATATACTGTACTTTGTGATGATGTCATTTATGATCAAGCATCAAATTATACGGCAGGAACAGGTACTTTTACGGCACCTGTTACAGGTCGGTATCATTTCACGGCAGGATTAACGATTAGTACTATCGGTGTTGCAACTCGTTTTAACGCTACTATTTCTGCAACATCAAATGTAGCAACATTTATAGAACTTAATCCATCAACATGTAATGTAGGTGGAATTCTTACGGTAAGTGGTTGTTGTTTTATTAATATGAACTCAGGCAATACTGTAACATTGAAATTTCTTTGTAGTGGCACAACAAAAACAGTTGGAGTAGATGGTCAAGCGACTAACCCGATTACGTGGTTTTCAGGAATGTTAGTTGCATGATTAAGCATCTTCTTGCTTTAACCATCCTCTTAACACCATCATGCGGTAACCCGCCAAGTACTCCATCATGGTCTATGCCCGAAGCTCAGCCCATCTATGGCAAGACGGTATTTGAAGATGATGAGATTACGGTAGTAGAAGTTACGGGAATAGAAGGGGACGGTGATAAGCCGTCCCACTTAATCTTAAAGAACGATATAGATTAGAGAGGAAAATAATGCAGCTTCTGTTTAAGCTTTTTTATGTTACCCGCTACATAAGCCCGCTGTTCTTCTTTCATGGCTTTTTGATCAATGGCTAAAGCGAGAGCGTCAACCTCCGTCTTAATCGCTTTGAGACGTAATTGGGTAAGTGCTAAGTCGCTCTTATCAACCGCAACCCCAAACACATGGGTATAATAGCCCTTCACTTCATGAAATCTTCTCCATAGATCAAGCAATTCTTGCGGCAATTCATCTTTATCTTCTCCGTCTGAGTGAACAATTCTATCTATGGGTATTTGCATAGCTGACGTAAAACTCCCCATAAGCATACACACGAATAATAATCGCTTCATGACACGTTCTCTTTTATCTTTTGTAGGTTTCGGTTAACTTCTTGCTGCGTATGATACAGCTTAAGACAGTCTTCTATAAGCCTCGTGTTAGTTATGCTATGGAATGCTTCTTTATAAAACTCGCCAAGCTCAACCCACTCCGTATCAGCTTCATCGTTAACCTGGATAAAGAACATCTCTTTACCCTCATCAAGGATAGCTTTCCACAAAGCTCCCTTAGGTCTTTTGGTGTCATTGCTTGGTAAACAGTAACGTATCTCAAACATAGATGACATCATTTACGGTGAGCGATTATCTTAACAAAAAGACTCTCAATGTAGGGAAAGAGATCAAGACAGAGGTGCTCCGCTATCCCTACAACCGACCAATGATTAGCAGTACCAAGATTATAGATATACACGAGCATGTCAGCTATTGCCGCGATCATTGGATACCGTGTTCTGATAGCAGCTTCAATACCCCTCAGCATTTTCCATAAAGCGGACATCTCAAGATAAGTTTCATGCACGGCCGACTCGTTCCCTTCAAGAGCGAGTTTATCAGCTCTGTCTTTCAGGTCTAAGATCGTATTGACCGCTTTCTCAATATACCCTTTTTTACCCGCAACCTTCTCCTCAAACAATTGTAATTGTTTTTCGGCATCACTTAAGGAATGCATCCACTGAGCAACCATGATTCACCTCGCTTGGTTAGAAGTTATGTCGTCAGTATAGCCTGAAGGTTTTGATTAACTCAAGAGAGTTTATCTTTCTCTTTTTCTATCCACTCAAAAATAGCATCTACTTTATCAACAGGTATAAAGTTGATATCCGCATATCGCTTCTGTAGTTGTTCTTGAATTGACCCATATCCCATCAAGGCTGCCTTGAGATCAACGATGTCCTGGTTGCTGATGTATTCTATCGGCCGACCACCGTCATCGTCTTCTACGTTGTCTACAACGATACAACCCGTCACTGACATATAGTCATACCTTAAAAGATAAGAGATGTGTTTGCCCAACTCTTGAATACCCGATTTATCGGGTTTTATGTGAGACACTGACTTGATCCATTGCCCAGAGCTGTGTAATAATGTGGTGATAAGAAGTTCTTTACCATCTTCTACCGCCTTGCCCTGGACAATGGATAAGCCATGCTTGGTCAATGCTGGTCTTGATGCTCTTTGTATGGCATCTAGCTTTGCATATTTACTCTTAAAGAACGGATTGTCTGACGTCTTGCCTGCAAGATCCATCTCTCCCTGGGCCTTGGCTAGGGCAGCAGCAAGTTCATTGATCTGCGTTGATTGTAGTTCCATCATTCGTCTCCAGTTTGGCAGCGTCAAACATTTTTTTCATTACACATTCTTTATGAAACATTACTTGATAAGTTATATGGTCAATAATACAAACTTCTTCACCATTAGTGATTTCTTTCAAGCAGTGTATACACGTAGTTTTCCATAAATACCCGAGTGCTTCTGCCCGATGTTGAAACCATGCTAAATGTGTAAGCATGATATTGTGCCCATCCATTATTCGTCTCCCGACGGATCAAAAGATCGTTTAGCTTCAAGTACATTCTTAAAATAATCCTGCATAACAACGGTGCGTCGTAGAAGAATCTCAAGTCCCTCTTTTTGTGTAGCATTCAAGTCTTGCACAAGCATGACACCACATGTTCTTACATAAGCATTGTAGGTGTAAATTGCCTCATGATACAACATGCGTGCGCCTTCTAGGGCTTCGTCGAAGTTTGTCATTGGGATCTCTATTTTTCTAGGTGGTTTTTTATATTGTTCTTGTATGAATTTTACCAGCTTTAGTCCTGTTCTTCTATGCTTTTCCATGCGATCTTCATAAGCCATTATCAATGTTGCCCTTAATATTGGGTCACACCTTAATTTTTCTAATATCATTGGTTCATTTTCAGGTTCATCGGTAAGCGATGGAGTATGTTTTATTCTGTAAAATTCAGTCTCATCCATTATGCTGCTTCTGTATATTTTTTATGAAATCGAAACACTTCTAGGAACTTTTCTGTTTCTTTCCAATATTGATGGGTAATAGCTACATTATCTTTTAAGACCTGCATTAACGCAGTTTCCCACATACAACCGGCCGCTGCTTTTTTGGTTTTATCATCATAGAGCCATACAGCATATTCATATTGTTCAAAAGCATGTTTTATTTGGTCATATATTTTTAATTCTTCGTTTTCCATTATGCTTCCTGTTTATCTAATTTTGTACTGATGTGTTTTATTGCCGTTAGGCCGAGAAATGTATCATAACCATCAGGGAAATATATCTCGAAGGAGAACTTCTTATCATTATGATCTTTCAGTCTAAAATAACATGGTGGTATATATGACCATGTACCATGCTTATTAACATGATGAGTGATTTGTTTTGAAAGATCATTTTTATCTAAACAAGTACATTTTTCAATAGAACACATATTCATTCATATCCTAATATAATAAGTTTCTTAAATCGTTATGTTCAGGTTGAGTCCTATTTGTTTGCACTAGATAGAAATCCATATAATCTTTTGTATTTATTTTATAGGAGATGCCGCCTTTGGTAGTAAAAACAATTTCTCTTGCTTGACCATAGCGTAGTCCCTTAAGATCGCTTTCTATTTTGTTGGCCATATCTTCTGTAACTAAATATTTTTTCAATTGTATGCCGGCGAGAAGATTAAAAATGTAGTTCATCTGTTTTCCCTCTAGTGTTAGTGTTCATGTAATTACTTTATACATAATTTAAATAGAAGTCAACACTTATCGACACTTGACTTATTTTGTACATCTGTCTAATCTATACCTAGATTTAACTTAAAAGAAGGACAATGTATGAGCTACTCGGATATGTATAAGAAGCTTAAGGGAGATCAGAGCTGGCTGCGTGAGCGTATGTGTGAAGCTCTTTTGAAGCTCCCCAAAGAAGTCTCCAGCATGAGGAATTTGGGCAAAGAAACGGGGCTAGCGGGCAACACGATTAACTTATTTATTAATCATAATAAGCAGGTGCATGTGAAGTCGGCTCAAAGAATGGTTGAATGGTTAGAGAAGAGAGAGAAACAACTGGAAGGAAAAAATGGAAGAACTAATTGAAGGATTATCAAAAATTGCGGCTGCCATAATATTGGGAATTGTATATATGAGTTTTTTTATATACATATTTGGACGCATAGAAAGAATGATCGATAAAAACTTCGACAAATATATCGCATATAAAAAGGAGGCTTTGCCGACATGCTTCATAGGAGATGATCAGTGAACTATAAGAATCTATTGCTAGCGTTATTAACAACAACACAGGTATTCGGTCATGGCTTTGTGGGTAATACCCTGGTTAAGACGCCATCAGGTTATACACAGATAGCGTATCTCAAAGAGAATGACTTTGTAGTCTCATATGACTATGAGGGGCACTGTGTCCCCCGCAGGATATTACATAAGCACATGATGACGGGGACTGAGTGTATTACGCTCATGGTTGATGGTCGGTCTATGATTCACGTACACCCGGATCACTTCTTTTATGATCAAGAGCACGAAGACTGGATAAGAGCAGATGACCTCAAAGAGCAAAACACAATCTTGCTTAAGAACTGTATACACCCCGTATACATTAACTTTAAAGATCGCAGCCTTTCTGTCTTTGAGGAGGGGTTTGAGTTCTATGATCTTACGATAGAAGAGTACCACAACTACTGTGTGACCATTGAAGATGTGTTAGTACACAACCAATTCTATATGGCTGTTGGAGCACAATACGCTGGTTATGCTGCACGTTACGTATTTGGGCCACAACAAAGACCAATGAGTAATGAGGAGCTTGCCAGGAGACTTGGGTTTGCTAAAGAGAATTGTAAGCCTGGTTTTGCGTGTGGAGGAGGCGATGGCGAACCGCCTAAAAAAGATGATGAAGATGACTGGGAGTGGGTTTATAAGTACGAAGAATATGACCGTAACAAGTTTGAGAAGTCCGCGCGATCCCACGACAAAAGAGCCGAAGAACACAGGGTGAAGCTTCATGAATATGGCAAGAATCCCGATGCGCATGACAATCTAAACAAGCTTAGGGACGCAGGGCGTAATCAGTCAAGAAGAAACGACATTATCAGAAGGCGTATCAAGCACCTGAAGGATGAAATTGATAACCAAACAAAGCAGGCGCAAGAAGCGCGCTTTAAGGCCAATGAAAAAGTGATCAGAAGAAGAGGTTCACGATGACCATTACTATCAAAGAGTTGCTAGAGGTTACACGTATTTTATTGGAATCTCTCGATAAGAGCGAGATCACCCTCAAAGATAGTCTCTACTTAAAGATATGGCACAAGGATATTGATACAGTTCTTAATGATCAAGCGCGTACCCACACCATAGGAGATGCAAACGATGATATTGAGCGTATGAAACAACTTCTTTATGAAGAGAGGGATAGCATGTACCACTATGACTTAGAGAGGCTGGGAGCGATCCTGATTCAAATTGGAGCAACTATCCATGAAGACTAAGATCCATCAACCAGTTATAAAGGTACGTGGGCAAACATTTACCCTCTTTCAAGACCCCGACGGGTTCTTTGCCCAGTGTAACGAGATACCCCACTGTGTAGCATATGCTACAACAAAGCAAGAGTTATGGAGAAACATTAGAAAGAGTCTTGAGTTAGTCAATAAAGAGGACTTATTTAAATGAGAAAGAAATTTGTTCGCTGCTTAACCTGTAACAAAAAAATAGAGTACATCAAGGGAAAGCGTGGATCCTATAAACAGTACTGTAATAAGATTTGTTACTATGCTACTCCGATAAAAAAGCCTGGGGAGGATGTCTTTAAATGTGAATATTGTGGGTTACAGTTTTTTCGTTATATCCACAAGAACTATCAACGACCCCGTTTTTGTAGCAGGGTTTGTTCAGGTAAAGGACGATTTCGGCTTTCTTGGTGGAGAAGGTTATTAAAGAGAATATGGTTCAGCTAATGAAGGAGAGAATAGCGAAGAGCTGTAAACGCTGTAAGAAAGAATTTTTGGTAATGCCTTCAAGAAGTCGCAAGATGTTTTGTAGCAAAGAATGTTCCTGGGCGGATTTAAATGACAAGCCAAAACCGTGCAAGAAAAAGAAGAAGTTTATATGTGCTGAATGTAAGCAGATTTTTTATGGATACAACAATAGAAAAAGAGGCAGAAGTCGTATTTTTTGTTCAAGAAAATGCATGGGTCTGGGTACGCGTGGGCCAACTATTATAATGCCATGGTATAGAAGATTAATTAACAAGTTGCTAGGAACGAAGCGACATGCTTCATAGGTAGATAATGGACAGAATACTTTTAGCATGGATTTGTATTATAACTTTCTGTATAGGTTATTTATCAGCTAGAGGAAGATGATGTTTTATTTCTTTATGCACGTCCTTCACTGGGCAGCGATGCTTCAGAAGGGCCAACAAGTGACCGTGGTTGGAAGATTGAAGCAAAACACATGGTGCGATAAGGTCACGGGGAAGACTAAAATAAAGATGAACGTTTTAGCAAATGAAGTGTGTGTGTAATGAACTTTATTGATACCATTCTTAGAGATCTTAAATATGCAGGCAAAGAAGAATCTGACATTGTATGGGTAGGTAATGAAGTTGTTGGGCTGCCATGGTCTACTTTTAAGGTATTAATTGGAGATATCCGTCTTGCTGGCGACGAATGGAACTCAACCATATTTATACATGGTAATGGATGGTGGCTTGAGCCTCAGGATGATGGCGGTATTTATTGGTGGTTTAAAACAATGATTGAGCGACCTGATGAGATCATGCAGTTTGATGATTTTGTAACGGGCAACTATAGAAAGAGAAAGTATGAGGAGGCAAGAAGACTGCGACATAATGAAAAGATGAGAGAGAAAAGAGCAGCCTTGAAAGAAGATCAAAAAAAGAGTAGTTTAACGGAACCGTGATTACGGGTAGATGTTGATCATCTAATAAAATGTAAAAAGAGAGCTGCCCCACGTTGTATAAAGCAACTCTCTAAACAAAGCATTGATTTTTGAGAAAATCATAAAACTTAAGGAGACTTTCGACTATGTCTCATAGGTCTTTTTAATGTACACCAAAAACATTAAATGTCAAGAAAGTGGCGTATTCTCGCTGTTAAATCCATTACTAGAGGAGAGAGAGATGATTTATCCCACAGCGCCGGGAAAGTTTATCTATGATGATGGACAAAATTATATTTTAGGCTCAGTTCGTTGCGGGTCGTCGGGGTTATATTTACTTCCCGCTATTCAAGGATGTGCCAGACATCTCAGATATGTTAATAATCGTATTACAAAAGACGAATATATATTAAAAGCGCGTACCATGGTTTGGGACGACAAAAATGGTGGCATTGCTTTTACTGTAGCTTGTCTTGTGAATGCGGACATATTTCAAAAGAAAGATTCATTTGTATTTGAGGATAGTTTTGAACCTGACTTGAGGCCTTCGTTTTTAGCGATTGATGGTGAGGGGCCTATTGATATTGAATACACTATTCAACGTGGAAGATTTGGCAGTGATCATTTTCACCCAAACCACCATGAGTATTACACAATTTAAAAGGGAGCGGACAAAGCTCCCTTTTTCAATTCTAACAGGAAGATGAGAGAAAAAAACCACCTATAGGACTAGATGGTCATATAT